CAGCAAGACTTGTTATTTCTTTTTCAATGTTATCTAAAGTTTTAATTAAGGATTCGTAATATTTGGCTTCGGCTAATTCAATAGACCTAATTCTGTAATCTGCAAAATCTTGAATAATATCTGACATTCATTAAACTTCTTCTTCCTCTACCTCTTGATCTTCTTGTTGAGGTTCTTCTTGGGTAAATTGTCCAACTTCTTTATTGGCATCTATCTCATCAAATATATCTCCTAGCTTTTCATCATCATCAACTACTGCTCTTGCTATTTCTTTGTCTATTTCTTTATTCAAAGTAGAAGATGGTACATTAACTGCTTTTGCTTGTTGATAGAATACTAAATCACTAGCATAATCTCTTATGTTAAATGAATCAGGATAATTTATTTCTCCATCAAAGTTTGCATTTTGGTATTCTGCGTATATCTTAAATATTTGTTCTTCAGCTAATTGTAGATTATCAGCTTTTTCAGATAGTCTAGCATTAAGTAATTCAAATTCAGTTTGTAGTGCTATACCACTTGATACTTGTGTTCTTGTAGTTCTTACTGATCCTGTGTGTGCAATTCTATTAATTGATTCTACTTTTTTTGTAATAGAGTCCATAATTGCTACAAGGTTTTGCCCTGATGGTTGCAATAAGTATGGTTTAAGATTTGGCTCCATTTCGTCAGGCATTTCTATAACTGCACCAGCACCAGCACTAGCATTAACACCATTTGTTTTAACTAAAGATGGGTGGTTAGTTAATCTGATTAATTGTTCTATCTCTGAAAATTCATTGTAAATTGCTTTTTGCATATCAGCTATGTCAGTTAAGTCAGATTGACCAATTCCCCTCTTGTGTGATTTAGAATTGTATAAAATAACTGCTGGTATTTTGCCAATCTGATTCTCGGCAGTATCTATTAATGTTGGCTCTGTTCCGTGTTCTTCAACATAAATAGTATCAACTCTATCAGGATACCATAGTCGCATATATGAGCCACCACTTTTATCTACTTCTTCTCTGATCTTTAAGTAGTTTAATATGTACTTACCATTAGGTTGTCTTTCAAAGTTCCAATCAAAAATATTCTCTGGAGTTACGATTGAAAGATAAGGTCTTATTTCTTGGTTTAGTTCTTCTGCTTTTGTTGTTGTTTGTATATTTGGTTTGTCTAATATCATCATGCAATGTCCATAAATAGACGCATAATTTTGTGCTTGTTTAATTACAGATGTAAAACTATTACCCTCTAGGTCTGCATCTTTTAAGAATTGTTCTAAACTAGCCTCATCTTGCATACCACCAAAATCTCTACTTGCTTTGACTCTAAATAAAAATGATGAATAAATTTGTATTATGTTTTTACAATGATTATCACAAGGAGTGTTTGCTAGTCTTTGATTAAATTCGTTATCAAGTTCTAAATTGTATCTGTTAAGATATTGACCAATCATGTAGTCATATCCACCATTGTAAGAACGAATATAATATTCCCAATTTTTTACATTTTCTTCAAAGTCTTTATGTAAATCTAATGCTTGTTCTCTTGAGTATGCCATACTATCTTTGTCTAATGTTCCATCTTTGAGGTTTAAAACTACGAGGAGTTGTTGTTAAAGGTTTTACAATTTCTGTTAAATAACCAATAGCATCATTCATATGATCGTAGCCTTCTTCCTTGTCAGGAATATTTGTGTTTTCCTTGTATATCTGTCTTTGTAACCCTTTTATCATAATTTTGCAAGATGGCGAGATAAAAATATACCTCTTACCATCAGCTGACTTTAATCTTGAATTGACTGCGTTAACTCTATCTCTTATTGGACTATGTTTTAATTTACACTTAACACTAAACCCAGCATTTTGTAAAATTGTTAAATCAGTTCTTCCACCTGCAGAAGTTTTTCTTTGACGACAAGCTGGGTCAGGATAAACAAAAATTCTAGTTTTTGTTCCATACCTATCTCTAATTTCTTGTACCATTTCATCAGTATTGCTTGAGTAAATTACTATCTCATCTATAAAATGTATTTTATCTCTATCAATTTGTGCAACACAGGCACTCATTGGATCGACATTAAAGTCTAATCCGATGTGTAATGGTTTTTGCCAATCAATCTTTTTTTCTAAAACATTATCAACAGCATGAAAATTATAATATACAGCACCAGCATAGTTTTCAAATGTACCCTCAAACTCTTGTCTAAATGTTCTAATATCAACATCTTGTTTAGCTTGTTCAATTTCTTCTGCTGGTACCATGCCACCCTCTAAAGTAGTAAACTGATAACTATCCCATTGTGATTCTCGTTTGCCTTTTTCATACATTCTGTATGACCAATTACCAAAGCCTTTTGGCGACCCACACATTAAAACATCGCCCTGTGTATCTGCAACAGATGCTCTTAATACCTCTGTCCATGCCTTTTCATCAATGTCTGCAAACTCGTCAAGTATAAGAAAGTCAATTCCTACTCCACGCAATGAATCGTAATTCTCACAACCTTTTAACGATATAATACTACCAGAGTTTCTTATCTTTATTGATAGGTTTGTTTCGTTAATAGTTTCAATCCAATTGAAATCAGATAGCATTTGTTTTAACTTTAACCATACAATTTCTCTAGCCATCTTAAATGTAGGTGCAACATACCATATAGTTTTTTTTACTCTTGTTGCATATTTCATCATTTCAGTAATGCAAAGATAGGTTTTACCAAATCGCCTACCTGATACTAGAACTCTAAATCTTTTATTTGATGATGATATAAGATGCTGGGGTTTTGTTAGAGTTATCTTCATTACAACCAAATTTTATATATATTTTGTGTTCGTTAATATCTGCTCTACCAATTTCTTCTGTTCTTTGTAAAGATAATTTATATCCATCTACCATACAATCATAGCCATCTTTGTAGAATTTATCTACTTTAAAAGGTGGTAAGCATTGACCTGATGTAGCACTACACATTATCATTGTTAATATAAAATTCATTTACTTTTTCTTTTTGTAATATTTTCTGTGTACTTGGACTCTCCAAGACCAATGAAATATTGTTCTGGCAATTTTGCCTATTTTTTCTACAAACCAATCTATCATTTTTAATACTCATAATCATGGATATAATAGCATATCCTTTGCTTCCTGTTCTAAATCTTGTATTTGTTTAGCAAGTTTTTTATTATCTTTTTTAACTTCATTTATTTTATCATCTTTTGAGGATAATTCTATTTCTTTTAAATTAATTATAGCCTTTAATGTATCAACCTCTTTTTCTAAAATTTTAATTTTTACCTCTAAATCATTCTCGCCTTTATGCTTAATTTCATTCTCAAATGTTTTATCTACTGCTAATACTTTTATAACATCTACTTTGTTCATTTTAAAATTAAAGAAGTAATCTTCTTCTCACCCATATAAATTTCTATATTAGCTTTTGATTTAATGCATTGATAATTAACTCTATCATTTGCAGATTTATCTCTCATAGCATATCTTTTTGCTTTTAAGCATTTACTTAAACTATCTTGTATTCTATGTTCTTTAATTTCATTATCAACAATTAACAAAAGTGCAAAGACAACCTCAACCATCAGTGACTCCCATTTCTAAGTTTATCTATAATTCTTTGCATAGCCGTCATCTGTTCTTTTAAATGATCTATGTTAACTTTGTTATATCTTGATGCTTCTATCTCTTTTTCTATTGACTCAATTTGAGTTGCTAAATGTTCTATCAACATAAACATTTCTAAATTTTTAGGCTCTTGTTCTGCTTTCTTTAAAAGGTCTGCACTAAAAAGGTGATCTGCAGTTTCTAATTTATTTAATCTTTCTATAACACCAAAGTATGCCCATACACCAATAGCAACTGCTGAAACTATTGCTAACATATTTCTTATTGGCATTGATACTGATGTGTTCTCGCTTATCTTCATCGCCAACTCCTTAACGACCAATATGCAGGACTTAATGATTTCTGACCACGAACTTTCTTAAGCACTCCACCCATACGAGCCATAAACGATCTCTTTCTTGCTGGTATATGTTTTTTAATAGACATTGTCTTGCTACCAAAGTTAACCTTTTTAATATTGCCTGTTCTTTTGTTTCTGACAAACACCTTAAACTTTTTTACATCGCCACGCATAATCTTGCCTAGCTTTACTGTTCTGCCTCTATACTTTGCCATGCAAAACAAATAACATATATTATCTACATATGCACCCATAAAAATAACCACTGCCATCTTTCATCATATGTAGGTTATGTGGATAGTCTAAATAGTCTGTAAACTCTAATCTAATAATTTCACACAAGCTAAAGCAATCTACTTCTGCAAGTATCTTAATATGACTCAACATTTCTTTTGTAACTTCCACTAAAGAGTAAGTACCGTCATTAAGAATAATAAGTTCCATTATTTTAATCTTCTTGGTCGCCACTTGTTGCAAGTATATGAATCCTTTACACCTCTTGTTCTATATGCACCACAGAAACTATGAGGTCTTGAGTAGAGTCCACATGAGCCACAACTACCTTGACCTCTTTGTGCTTGTTTAAAATCTTGTGGCATTTGATATGGTATAAACTCCCCATTAGGATAGAAGTTTGATCTCATTTACCTTGTCCTCTGTATTTCTTATATGATCTGCGTTTGTTTTTATTCATTGAACTAAATTTAGGTCGTCTGCCAATAGATGTACCATTCTCTGTACGAGTGTACTCAATTACCTTTCCGTAAAGATTACCTTTTTTTTTTGCCATCAGTTATTTCTTTAGACTCTGCGTCTATGATTAATGGCAATGGCTCATTAAAGTTTGTTTGTTCAATTCTATCTCTTTGATCAAGATGTTGCTTACCTAACCATATTTGCATAGCTACATTACCACCTAGTGCTTTCTCAAATTGTGCTCTACGCAAACTAATTCTGCCCATCTCACGACCCTTTTTTATAAGGTGGACATAATTCCTTTGTAAAGTCTTTGTAGATACATCACAGAACTCTGCAATTTCCTCGTAAGTACAATGCATTTGTGCTAATTTTTGTATAGCTTGTGTATCAACTTTCTTTATAGGTCTAGCCATTATGTCCTTTTTATGATTTTAACCAATCGTATATATTATTACTCAATGTTTCACTTTCTTGCAAGTTAGTAAGTGTGTATGTTTCTATCCTACCAACAATACCTCCAAAGTGTTCTTTGATGTTTTTTATCTTTGTGGCTCTACCTTTTAAGAACTTAGCTGTTTGTGTATCGTTTCTGTCCTTGTGTCTTTTTACAAGTGTTTCTGGAGAGTTAACTAACATTATTATTCTTAAATCGTACAATTCGTTAAGTTTTATTAAGTTATTTAAACTAAAAAGCCTATCGCCCTCAAATATAATATTTCTTTGTACCATTGATATGTATTGAATAAATTGTTTATTTACACCCATAGACAATCTATCTGTTCCAAGAAATGTATTGTTTTGATTGTATAATCCTAGCAATGCTATGTTGTTTTCTTTATCGTAGTGTCCTTTTACTAAACCATACTCAAAGTTTATTTTAGGCATTTTATCATATATCTTTTTTACAAGTGTAGTTTTCCCTGTGGCTGGAACTCCACCAATAGCTACGCATTTCATAGTTGTCTATTAAAACTCCCTGTATCTAAAAACTGACTGTATAGTTGTGGCTTGATTTGTATATTTGAGTAAAGTGTAGGGTGTAAGGTTTCTGTTCTTGCTTGCCAAAATACACCCCATTCAATACCATACCAACCATCTTCTTGTACTTGTGATATTTCTTGTGCCTGTCTATCAAGATAATAGCCTAAATATCTACCTTGTTTTTTTCTAAATATTTTTTTAAAAGAACATAGTGCAGTTTCCATAGTATATGCGTTGCTATTTAATTTATATTTAGTTCTTATTGTGTTCTGTATTTGTCTTGCTTTTGTTTCTAAATGTTCTGTTTGTGTTCTGTCTAGCTTTTTATCTATCCAATCATCAAGTCCAAGTGCGTAACATAATCCATTTCTATGTGATTTACTACCACCATAGTCGTCAAGTTTTAATGTATCAGGAATCAAATCAAGACCTACGCATTCGTGTAATGTTTGTAAATAAAACCAAGTAGAGTATCTGCCAAATTTATATAAATTTTTAATAACACTATTCCATACATTATCAAATGTTTTTAATTCTGCAAACTTATCTATTTGTGGCTTATTACCTATCCATTTTTTGTAACTCTCAAATTGTTGTGGTAAATAGCCTTTGTTATATTTTGTATCTGTTTGATACCTTAACCTTTTATAGTTTTCGTTATTCCATTGTTTTAATCTTTCTAACCCTACTAACTCAAAGTCTGGAAACTCATTCCATATAATCCAAGCAGTAGGTAAATGATAAGTTGTGCCATATATCCAAGCAATCCATAGCTTCTGTTCTAGGTTATGTTCATATCTATTAAATAAATAGTTAAGTAGCCATATAGGTGGATCACAATCTTTGTACTGCAAAGACCAAGCATACCATCTTAAAAATGCTTTAGTTCTATTTTGTGTTTTTCGATAATCCATACAAATGTGGTCTAAACCAATAGTCGCCTACCTTTTTTATAGCTTGATATGTTTCTAGTATTTTCTTTTGTGATAATTGTAATGTTTCTACATCTTCCTCTCGCAATTTCATTCTTACCTTTTTATCAGGTAAAGCTACACTAGGATTATTTATTGCATATTCTCTAAAATCTACTTGTTCATTTATATTCTTTTTTAATGGTTGATCTGATCTTAAACTACCTTGTTTATCAACTGCCCAAAATATAAGACCATTTCTCATATGCCAAGTAACTGAACTAGGTGTACAAGATAGCTTTATTCTATGCATACCCGCATCGTACCAATATTCAACAAATTGCGACCAAATATCAGTAGCATAGCCTTTACCCTCTTGACCTTGTAAAGTTACTATCTCATAAAGGTTTATGTATTTTGTTTTATCACTT